TCAACAAAAGCTTTTTGAAAAACAGATAAACTTGCATTTACTTGATCAAGTTCAAACTGTGCCCTTCTTTGTTTATTAGATAAATCTAATATTTGTGAATGAAGATATTTTTGCTCTGGAGCTAAATCTTCTATTTTAATTTCAGTGCCGTCTTCTTGCACTAAAGTATCTATTTTTAAAGTGTTTTTCATAGCATTCCTTTTTTAAAAATTAATAATTAATTATAATGCATAATGCGATTAAATTAAAAGCTATGCATCCCAACAATTAAGGTTA